ATTGTATCTGTTGTTTCAGTTGAGCAATAATTTCTTCAATTTCAATTCTGATGGGATTGCCATAAGGAATCCATACCTTAATGTGGGTTAATAATCTCAATAAGTTTCTGTGATCCATCATTCTTCATCAGTATATTTTAAAAATTTAATAACAGGTAATTTGTTGGCAACTTCAACGTAAGCATCTTTTAATGTTGGTGCGATGACACGGCAATTAAATATGCCGTTCTCAATGATTATATCAAAAGGTGCATAACCAACAAAAGATTCATCTACAATACATCTAATGTACCAAGCTTTTGCTTCTTTACATCTGGCAATTAAATCGTTGTATATCTTTTTTGGATATAATGGTTCGTCTTTTACTTCAGGCATTTTCGCTCAAAAATCTTGGTCCAGAATTACCTTCTTCTAAGACAAAATCTTCGGCTAGTGCTTCAGCATCATCAACTGAACGCACATTGCGTTTTTGATATAACTTATCATCCAAATACATATTTACAGCATAGCCGTTTTCTGTTCTAATAACATCGGCCTTTTTATTGCCGTTCATAAACTTAGACATTGATATTTCCATTTAATCTTCTCCAAAGGCAAAAATTCTAGCCGCTTCTTCGGCTCTTTCTTTATTTAAAAAATATATAAAACCTAGATTACTATTTTCAGAATAATATTCTACTCTATATGGTTGTATATATTCTTTTTCGTAGAAGATTGTGGCTTGGCGGTCACCCGCTTTGCCAATAAATGTCACAAGTTCTTCAATTACCATTATGCAATCATTCCAATAAATCGATTTAACACAACACGGTTAGATAAACGATTTCCCGCAAACTTACTAAATGCGGAAACAAGACCACGAGTTGTTGCATTTTCTTTTACAACAAATTCAACATCTTCATCAGTATCTAGTCCTTCAGAACGGAGCAAATAGTATTCATCGTAACCGGCATTGGTAACAGTCAGAGATTTATTCTTACGAAACTCTGATTTGTATTTGTCATGGTTAGCAGAACTTGGGAAGAAGTTATAAGCTTCACGGCCAAATTCACGACCAGACAATACATAGAAACCAACAATATTAGAACCGGTTCTTTTCTTCAGGATTGAAATGTAGTGTCCTGTCAAATCACGACCACGAGCATAATCAACACGTTGCTCTTGTTTACTGATTGGGTCACGCATTACAAAACAAAGTTCTTTACCAAAAGTGCTACCACCATCAATTTCAGGATTATTATAACCAGAACCAATATAATTATTTGGATATTGAGTATATACACTTCTGGAACTTTGGCCTTCACCATCAGTCAAGAATACAGTATTTACCAATTGCAGTTTATATTGTTTCTGAAATTCTGGAACAATCTTCATTGCAGCCACAACAGTTTCATTCAAAGGAGTTCCACCCATCTGAAACCAACTTGGTTTCCAACCACGATGTTGTGCCATGTTAACCAATGCAGAGCCAGCATAGGTAAATTCAGAAGCAGTCATCTTGCTTGATAGAATATTGATTAGTTTAAAACCGTGCAATATAATATTACCAACAACTGTCTTTGGTGTGTAAGGCTCATCAAACTCGGAACTGAAAGCATACACTTCGTAAGGAATGTTTACCTTCTTACAGAACATCACCAAGTTAATCAACTGCTTCATTGTATTCTCAATGTGATTGTGCATAGAACCAGACCAATCTAAGAACATTACAAGACCGTGTGATTTACCATTAGGCACAACTGTAACCTTTTTGAAGATATCATCCATCAATTGATAACCGTAAATCTTAGCCATGTTCAATTCACCAGTTTTGGCAACTGAGGCACGTTTCATTTGTTCTGCATTTTTACGGAGTTCAAATTCTTTGGCCAAATAACCAACAACTTTTTTTGCATCATTACGCATCTTAGTGAATTTCTTCACATCTGTACCAAATTTATCGTGTTCAGGATATGGAGATTGATAACTGTTGATGATACGAACAGTATCAGCCTTGTATCTGGTCCAAGTTTGTTTGTAAGTATAAATCGCTTCTTTCAAATCAACATCAGGAATGTTGCCATAATAATAAATGCGTTTATCATTAGCAAACAACTTGGATTCATTTTTACGATAAGCCTCATCGGTGTGTGAACGAATGCCATCTTCAGCAGGAGAATTATTTGGATTTTCAGGATCCATTCCATAAGTGGAATCTCCACCAGGTTCTTTATCAGATTCACTTTCTTCTTGGCTGCCATTTTTAGATTGTTTCGATTCAATCTCATCGTCCCAATCATCTTCATCTGAATCTTCGTAACCAAAAGAATCAAATTCATCATCCGATTCTTCATCGGTTTCTTCAAATACTGGAGTTTCAGCTTTACGCTTCTCGGCTTCTTCTTTCAAATAAGCTTGGACTAATCTGGCAACATCCATGACATCATCATAAGATTGTGTTGCTTCAATTTTGTTTACAAGGTCACGTTCAAAATCGGTAAATTTGATACCTTGTGCTGCACCACCCTTAGTGTAAAGGTTAACACGGTCAATAAAGTTTAAATCGTTGAGGTCTGTGCCTTTGGTACCAAAGAAATCTTTATCAATTAATTCTTTGTATGCACGAACAAAAGAGGAACGAATACCAGGATATTTGTTTTTGATTTTACGCTCAATACGGGAATCTTCCAATACATTCATGATAGACATTGGAATCTTTTCTTCCCAAGCTTTAGTCATGCCTTCTAATGGAGTATAGAGAGCGTGGCCAACTTCGTGACCCATGAAAAGGTCATACAAGTAACCAGAAATGTTTTTATCTAAAACAGGTACAGTAAGAATACGATTTTTAACATCGAAAGCGGCAGTTTGCACATTACGCTGTTCGATAGTCAAATTTTCGGTAGCCATTAGTTTGGCCAATAGTGATTTTGATTCAATAAGTTCCATATGTTCTCCGATTTAATGAAACCATTATACTACATTTATCGCTTACCGTCAAATGATTTGTGAAAATGTGTTGTTTCGGCGCAACATTACGCCAAATCTTGAGAATCCTTCAATTTTTGGTACATTTCCTGGTCATTTTCAAATCCGGTTTGAGCAGCCCATCTTCGGATTACAAAATCCAGAGATTTCCAGTCAATTTTGCTGGAAAATGGAACTTTTTCTGCTTCACTCATGATATTTTCCTTCGTTTTTATCGAAAATTTGCTGCTCGATTGATGCGGCGAGCTCTTCCGCAAGTTTCGGATTGAATTTTACGAGAAAATAAGCAACATCCTGAGCAGGAATGTGTCGCATATTATACATTATATCGTCAATACCTCTTAAAATGTCTTTTTCTTCATGTCTTGATAGCATTTTTCACTTTCCTCATTTTGTAAAGTTGTACCAACCAGTTACGATAAATTTTTCCTGTGTCATTGAAGCGACTCCACGATGAGTGTGTGTCCAATCCGCAGGCCAAATAACTGTTAAACCTTTTTTTGGTTGTATTTTCACCTCTTGGTGATAAAATTCAGTTTCTCCACCTTCTGTTACATCATTTAAATATGTCATAAAGACCATATGTCTACTTCCCATCGGATGAGCAGCGCCTGCTCTCTCTGTATGCCAAGCATAAAATCCTTCGGTGGGTTTATAATATTGAATATTGACACTATCCATAATATCCCAAGGACCGTAAAAATCTACAAACTTAAATTTTTGTATGTATTTTTTAACAACAATGTCTATTTGATTATAATACCTCTTGTATAATTCCGTATTATATCTTAAATTTGAATCGGTGGATATTTTTACAGAGTCCTCTATTCTTTCATGAGCACCAACATTACCTGGTCCTTTCATGTCAGTAGATTTAAACCATTCTATGATATCATCACATAGTGATAAGTCATCAATGTAATCGGTAAAAATAAAAGATTCAGGCATAATTAGTGTAATTCGTAGTTTGGAATACTAGTTACAGTCGAACCGTTTATTTTAGCAGTACCAACAGATTCTAACCAAGCCAATTCAATTTTTAATTCTTCATCTGTTAAGTCCATGAGATAATCTTCGTAATCTTCCCATTCTTCTCTTGTAATCATCTTCTCATACTCGCTATATCTTTTGCTTCATTATCTGTAAAAACTGGTACAGCATTTGATTTATGCATTGTACCAATACCTTTAATTTTATCACCTGTATAAGTATTTTGGAATCTTTTTGTGCAAGCTACAAAACCTGTATCCAAGGATTCAATTTTTGGAGTTTCTCTGTGAAAGGAAGCCACCGATTTTAATGGTAACTTTGTTTTGACAACAGGTGAATTAGAATACCGTTTTGAAGATAATTTATTGATAGCAGCCAACCACTCTACTTTTTGCTCTTGTTGAGCTTTAGTTAGTTTTTTTGGTTTAGATTTTGGAATGTAACCGTATATCATATAAAGAATTCTCCATGTGAAGAATCCATTATAATACAGGTAAAGCTGTATGTCAAGCTATGGTGTTGTATGGAAACAACATTACCTTATTTCAAAGGCGGACATACCTACTTATGCTGAAAATCACGATTATTTGTGGTAAACTTGCTTTTCTACCACATCATCGGTATAATCGTCATATTCATATTCCAATTCTTCTTCGTGTTGAGTCAGAATTTTTTTAATTTCTGCGTGTTCATTTTTACTTCTTTTAGGTGTATAAGCATAATCATCATTATACTCCTTGTTCTTGCGGAACTTACCTACAAACTTAGTCACTTACAACTCCTATTTCATGGTTTCAAAATTTATGCCTTTAATTTTAGCTTCAGGCATATTATGCATATCTTCTTCCGAAACATAGGTTATATCAGAATGAGGATAACAAATTTTTACAAGTTTTAATAATTGAATGATTGTACCATCCGAATCATTAAATGAGAATATTTCATCAACACAATCTAAAGATTTAATAATTTCTCGGCGAGTTTCATAATTTTGAACAAATCCACCTTGTGACCACATCATGTACCAATCAGAATGTATACCAACCACAAGCCAGTCACCTTTACTCTTACATTTTTTTAGAAAATGTAATTCTTCAAGTGAAAGTGGATCATAATTACCTGTAGCTATTATTATTCTATCTTTTTCGTGCATTATGGTAATAGTTGTGGAAATGCCTCTTTAACAAATTTATAGTCCAAACCTTTTACGCCTAAATCTTTTTTAAGAATACCAATAACAACTTCTGCTTCACGGGGTTCAATTGATTCAATTAGTTGTAAAAGTAACTGTTTTCTTTTTTGTTCCGTTAATGCTTCTGCTGAAGGATTACCTTTTTCAAACAAATATAGTTTACGAATTTCCGTAGACAACTGGCATTGTGAAAGACCAGGAATTTTATTCGATTCTGTAATCTTATATTCAGCAGGAAATTCTGTAATCAACCATTGTTTATCTGGATGAAAAGCTAGCTCTAATACTTGAACCAATGCTTTTGAAAGGTTCTTTTCAATTACCGCCATCCTTTGTTTTTTATTCTTTGCTTCTTCAAATTCATCAAAAATTTCATATATATTTTTCATTAAAAATCCTCTATCACTTCCAGTAAGTTTTTCAGTTTATGTTCCATAAAATAATTCAATAACTTCTGCCTAGATGCTGGCTTTGTTTCTTCATAGGTATTTATAATTGCTTCTTTAATTTCAACCGGAATGAAAGTCAAGTCAATTAATGTTGCATTACGCATATAATTGGCCTTGGTCGTTTCATCCTGTTCTAGGTAACTTTCCTGCATCAATTTCTCTAATGTACCTTTGGTGATTGGTTTCTGTCTTAGGTCACGAACAAAACAATCACTAGGTGAGAAGATATTTGGAATACCATCACCTTTATCACCACGAATAATCTTCTCTTTTAAATCCATGATTGGATTCTCAGATACCACATATTTCTTTTGTGATGGATTATATTGTTTTACACCTTTATAATTTTGTAACTGTAAGAAGTCGCCATCACTTGATAAAATCAATACTGGTTGGTGTGGTGCAAATCTTGGTGCCAATGTACCAATAATATCATCTGCTTCAGCGCCCTCAACATCGATTATTTTATATGGGAAGTTTTCTTTGAGTTCCACCTTAAATTTGGCCAACATATCAAAAATAAGATGCCAATCTAAATCGGATTTATCACGGGTTTTCTTACGGTTTGCCTTATAGAAAGGAAAGTATTCTTTGCGCCAATATTTACGATTGTCACAACACAATACAATTTCACCATATTCTTTTTTGAAATTCTTAACGTGTGTCCTAATAATGTTAAGAATCATATGACGAATTAAATCTTCATCCAATTTGCCTTTTTGATTGGCAATTTGAGCCATAAGACCAGCGAGTAATACTTGGTTTAAATCTATGAGTACCATAACAAACTTTCAATAGTTTCAATTAAGAGACCATTATATCATACACTTTGCAATTTGTCAAATGTTCTTTGGATGAAGTCATTTGAAGTGGTAGTTTTGCGAGCCATAATACCAAAAATACCAGACGGTATTAGTCCTGACATATATTCCAGCGGATCCATAAAAATGGCATCGAACATATCAATATCTACCAACTCACCCTCAGTATCTTCTTTAAAAAGAATAACGTGGTAAGCGTTGCCCATTTCTGAATTGCCTATATTTTCACCTGCTTCTTTATATGAAGCACCTTCTAGGTGTATTGTATCCTTTTTTGGTCCCGGTAAAAAAAAGAAGGCGTCATGTCCTTGGTTCTGAAGAACCTTTAAGTAGTCTAGCATTATAGTCCTTGATGTGTGATTTTCTAACTCTTACCATTATCCATGTATTGTAATACGCATCTGTTTCCAGCGCACCACGGATAAATTGCTCTTTTGCTTCGAGATAACCACATTCACCTTTTGAACGGCAAAGATGTAATATTTCTCTAGTGAAGTTTTCATTCCCTAATGATAACACATCTTTAGCCAGTTCGGCACTACTTCCATAGTAAGTTTGCCAATCGCTTGGTACTTTTACTTTTTTACGTTTACCTTTGACTTGTTTGGTTTTGGCAGAATAAAAAAATTTCTTGCCTATGTATTTTCTACCATTCGTCAAATTGGTTATTTGATACACGAACCCGTAATTATCACCAATCAAGTCTTCCGTAAATTCTACTTCATTATAAGTCCAGTTTATTCCCATTCCTCTTTGTCCAAATCATCTTCATCATCCTCTATATATTCTTCGGATAATTCTTCGATAATTTCGCCACAAAAGGGACAATGTTCTGGTAATTCCTGTGAGACCATTTCTTCCATAAATTCCACCGTGTAGGTTGATTCGCAATTCAGGCATTCACCTGATAGTATTTTATTTGTCATTTTTATCTTTCTTATGGGGACAACTTAATAGCTCTGTTATACATATGGTCTTTTTCAAATTCTGTTTTTACTTTTTCCATACCATTTTTTGTAAATATATCAAAACCAATTGTAACTCTTGTTATATCATCTTTTAATTTATCAACAAAATGATATGTCCATTGTGGAAAAAATAATAAAGACCCCTTAAAATTATTTACTTTAACCAAATTGTGTAAAGGTTTATTAAAATTTGGAACAATTTCAGGTCTTGCAGGTGTTAGAAAATCAGTTGAAGTGTTTCCTTCGGTTAATACAACAACTCCACTTAGATATGAAGATTCATTAAAATTGTGATAATGTATTCCTTGGCCTTGATTTATATTAAAAACATTAAACCATCCGTTTATATAAATTTCTTCAGGTTCTTCACCTAGTTCATCCATAAAATCAAGATACTCTTTGTATATGTTCTTTTTCAATTTTTCTATTGATGGATGGTCAAATGTGAAACAGTTATACTTTGTCCACATTTTACCATCATTATTTTCTTCCCAAGCAACATTATCTTCACACCACTTTAACATATAAGAAAAATCTCTATCTTCAACATCACTTAACCAAAATTTGGCAACATAATCTATACCAAATGGTCCAGGAATAGTGTATCCATATTTTTCTAGTTTTCCAGATTCACTTCTGTATATCAAAGACATAATAAAATCCTAGTGAGCCCAAACGTCAGACCAATCTCCAGATAAAGCGCCTTTTGCATAGTCTGTGGCACGATTCTCAAAAAAGTTTGTATGTGTTGGTGCATTAATCATTTCTTCAACCCATGGTAAAGGATTACGTTTTACTTTAAACTGTCCTTTTAGGCCTAAAGAAATCAATCTACGGTCAGCAATGTAACGAATATATTTCTTAACTTCTTCAGCTGATAATTCTTCCATTGCACCCATAGCAAAAGCCAAATCGATAAATTTATCTTCCAACTCTACCATCTTCTCTGCAATAACATAAAGACGAGATTTTAATTCATCGTTCCAAATTTCACGATTTTCTTCTATGTATGTTCTAAACAATTTAATCATATTCTCGGTGTGTTGAGTTTCATCAACAATAGACCAAGTAACAATTTGACCCATGCCTTTCATCTTACCATGGCGTGGAAAGTTTAGTAACATAATGAATGAACTAAACAACTGCATACCTTCAGTAAATGCGGAGAATACTGCAATATGTGTGGCTGTGTTTTCTTTGGTAGTATTCTGACCAGAAATATTCAAAATGTAATCGTGTTTCTCTTTCATCTCCTGATACTGCATAAACTCATTATACATGGTTTCAGGTAGACCAAGCGTTTCGATGAGGTGTGAGTAAGCAGCAATGTGTAAGGCTTCTCTGGCAGCGAAACCGAGAAGCATCATGCGTATTTCGGGTTGTGGGAAATAAGGTAAATAATTATTAACATAACCGCCAGCAACGTCAATGTCTCCTTGTGTAAAGAACCTAAAGATATGAGTGAGAAATTGTTTCTCCTCTTTAGTAAGTTTCTTTTTCCAGTCTTTAACATCTTCCAACATTGGAACTTCGGTATGTAACCAATGAGATTGCTCATGCTTAAGCCATGCATCATAAGCCCAAGGATAATTAAAAGGCTTAAAGTATGTGCGTTCATCTGTTACCTTTGTGTCTAATTTCTTAATCATTTAAATCCTTAATTTTGCTGTTTTAATTTTAATATCTGCTTTTACCATAATATTGAAAGCAATCATCATTCTATCTTCTTTACCTGTAAAATCATCGGTGTGCCTTTCAACCATATGTAACAACCAATGTGGCCAAAAAAGTATTACTCCTTTTCCTGGTTTAATATAGTGTCGATTTGAATTGTAATGGTTTCTTTCTGTGTAATTATATTGTAAGACCGATGTTACTGGTCTAGGATCCATATACGCTAATTTACCACAACCTTCTGGTGCATTTAAATATAATATACCGGACATAAAACAATTTGGATGACCATGCATTGCATGGAAGAAGTTTCTGTTTGTTGATGTTGCCCACATATTTGATATGTAATGCGAATCTCTAATTAAACCTTGTTGGTCTAACAACTCATTGGTTACTTCTAAAATCAAATCAGAAACTTCTTTAAATTCTGGCTTCTCATGAAGATTATCCCAAGTTTCAAATTGTTCTTTTTCATAAGAAAATTCACCTTCACCCTTTATCTTTAAATCGGTGACGGACTTCTTTAAATTTTCCAAAAGTTCATCATTGTCTACTTTCCCTTTTGATATAATCGTAGGAAAAAGCATTAATTGTTCTTTATCAATAATATTAGTCATTCTTAATCAATCTTTTAATTTGTGGAAACCAAACACAATTTAAACTTGAGTTATTTAAAGTATGTAGTGCTTCTTCTGGTGTTTCGACCAATGGTTCTCCAGCCAAGTTAAAACTGGTATTCAATAGTAATGGACATCCAGTTTTTTCTTTGAACTGTTTAAGTATTTCCCAAATTATCCCATCTTTTTCTGTTACTGTTTGTATCCTTGTTGTATTATCAACATGAACCACACCTGAGATTAAATCTTTCTTCTCAGGTTTAACTGTGTATGATAATGTCATAAATGGACATTCTTCTAAATTACCAACCTTTTCAAAATACTCATGCAAATCTTCTTTTAGAATCATTGCTGCAAATGGTCTATACCATTCTCTATTCTTAATTTTATTAACAATATCTTTTGCATCAGGATTTCTGGCATCAAATAGAATAGACCTATGACCTAATGCTCTAGGTCCAGATTCAGCTAAACCATCATACACAGCCACACTATTTTGGTCAACCAGTAAATCAACTATATCTTCAATATCTTTAAATTCACCAATATCAACCAGAAATCTAATATCGTGTTCTACACCATTAATAAAGGTGTGTTCTATCTTTTTTATAGTGGTATCTTGAGTTATTCTATGATATTCATACATCGCTGCACCAATTGAATTACCAGAATCATCTGCCAATGGTTCAAAGTAAAATTGAATATCAGGAAATTTATTGACAAGATATGAGTTTGCAACTATGTTTAATCCATAACCTCCTGTGATGCAGACCTTCTTTACACCAGTCTTATCCAAATGTTCTTTAATTAAGTTTACTAAAGCTTCTTGAGTTTCAATCTGAACATTTAAAGCATAATCGGCATAAATTTGGTAATTATCTTTAGTTACTTCTTTGGTTGAATAACGATTTAAATTAAGATTTATTGCTGGAGTATCTTGTTTATTAAAATCTTTATAATCATGACTAAACAAATAATCTATTGGAAAATATTTTTCTCTAAACAACGGAACTAATTTACTTCTATCACCATAGGCTGATAGACCCATAGTTTTTCCATTCTCTAAACTATTTTGGCCAATAAGTGTTGTTGCTGTTTCATATACCTTTACTATACCAAAACAAGACTTGTAATTATAATTTGGTTGATTTATTTTTTTTATTAGTTGATTTACTTCAGGACTAATATCAATACCAACATTAAACAACCAATAGTTTTTTTGTAAACATTCAAAATTACTGGGATAAGAAACTTTAAAAACTGTTTCCGATTCTCTACCGTATCGATTGTTATTTTCATCAATCAATAAAGAACCACTCCTATCAACGACAAACACCAATGCTTCTTCAAAACCACTATTGTAAAATGCCAAACTAGCGTGTTGTTGATGATGCCGACTACTCATATCAACAATTTCACAATCAAGTTTATTTTTTACATAGTTTATAATTACATCGTTCTGTTCGGTTTTTGTTGGTGCAGCAATAACCACAAGGTCAATTTTACCAACATTTTCAATAGCTAAGTTTACGGAATTTATGGGTAGAGGTTGCCTCTTTTTACGAGTAATTCTTTCTTCTTTACTATAAAATTCTAGTCCGTTTTCAGAATAGACAGCAACTGAACTATCATGAAACGGACTGATACCCATAATTCTCATAAATTAACCTTCACAAGCGATACAATCATTTCCTTGTGCAATTTGTGTCATATCCAATTCTTTAATGACATTACGTTCAATCTTTTTGGAAACTTTATCTGCTTTACCAATTTTTTCAGAACGGCAATAGTATAGAGTTTTCAATCCTTTTTTCCATGCCATAAAATGAATGGCGTGAATATACTTGATGTGAGCATCTGGTCTAAAGAAAAGGTTTAACGATTGCGCTTGGTCAATATACGCTTGACGGTCCGCAGCCAAATCAATAACCCAACGCTGGTCGATTTCCATTGATGTTTTGAAAACGTCACGTTCTGCCTCAGAGAGTATATCAAGGTGCTGACAAGAACCATCATTAGCAATAATAGAACTCCAAGCATCCATATAATCTTGCTCATTTGGTAATTTTTCTTTCAGTATTTTGTCTAACCAACGATTCTTGTTTAAGAAAGAACCCGAAAGAGTATCTTGCCTATAAGCGTTGGCACGGTAAGGTTCAATAGAAGGACTAGTATTCCCCATGATAATGGAAGAAGAAGCATTGGGAGCAATAGCCATAACATGACTAAACCTACGACCAGTACCAACTGCATCAGGAGCTTCACCTCTTTCGGTACCCAATTTAAGATTTGCTGCATCTAATCCCTCTTTAATTGTTTTGAAGATTCTGTTGTTCGCCACTTTCGCCATGACGCCTTCGAAAGCAATTCCATTGCGTTGTAAGTAAGCATGAAACCCAAGAGCGCCAATGCCAATGCTACGCTCACGTTGAGCAGAATATTTTGCTCTTCCGATGGTATCAGGTGCGTTATCAATAAAATACTGAAGCACATTATCGAGCATTTCAGCAACGTCTTTAAGAAACTGCTTATCATTTTTCCATTCATCATAGGTCTCCAAGTTCAAACTTGATAAACAACATACCGCTGTTCGTTGTTCATTAGTTGGCAAAATAATTTCAGAACATAGGTTTGATTGGTGAACTTTCAAACCTTTATCTTTTAACCATTTTGGTAGTTCACGATTACTAGTATCAATAAAGTGAATGTATGGTTCACCTGTATGCATACGCAATTCTAAAATTTGTTGCCACAGATGTCTAGCTGATACAGTTTCACGAATTTCATTTGATGCTGGATCAATTAAATTCCAATCATCTTTTGCTTCAGGATCCAACATACACTTTTCAATGATATGCATGAAGTCATCAGTAATGTTAATACCGTGGTGTAAATTTAAACAACGGACATTAGGATCACCCGTTGGTTTACGCATTTCTAAAAAAGCAATAATATCAGGATGGCTAATGTCGAGATAAGCAGCATAGCTACCCCGTCTTGTCCTTCCTTGACGATAAGCGAGCGATGAAGCATCGTATATTTTGAGGTGCGGCATAACACCAGTAGATTTATCGTCAGCAGAACGGATACCAAAGCCAATACCAACCCCACCACCAAGCATACTAAGCCAATTAGTTTCAGAAAGGTTATCAACTAATCCCTCCGCAGTATCTTCAATAAAGTTAAGGAAACAAGATATAGGCATCCCACGCTTGCTACGACCAAAAGAGAGAATGGGAGTAGAATAAGAGAGCCAATGCTTGCTAGAATATTCGTAAAGTCTTTGTGCGTGTTCATTATTAGATCCAAATGCTTTTGATACAAATGCGAAACGATGTTGAGGTGAGGTTTCATCTTCTCGCATATATGATTCTTGTAATCTTTTAATTCCAAGTTCATCAAATAATTCATCTCTGGTTAAGTCTATGTTAATTCCTAGGTATTCCATGTTCACCTTATTGTTGTTATTGTTGTTTAAAAATTAATAATTCTTTTTCTGGAATATACAAACAATCAATTTCTGAATTGTTAATAGTATGTATTGCTTCCTCCAAAGTTTCTACCAAAGGATCACCGGCCAAATTAAATGATGTATTAAACAAAATTGGTATGCCAGTTAAATCCTCAAATGCTTTAATGAGGTTATAATAACATACATTTTGCTCAAAAGAAAGCGTTTGTATTCTACAAGTACCATCAACGTGAACAATAGATGGTATCATATCTTTCTTATCTTCAAGACAATTTACAGCAAACATCATAAAAGGTGATTCTTTTAGACCCCTCATATCAAACCATTCATGTACCTTTTCCAACAAAATGGTACCAGCGAAAGGTCTGAAAGATTCCCTTCTTTTTACTTTATTGATAATATCTTTTCCGTTTTTAATAGACGGATTAAATAAAATACTTCTATTACCTAATGCTCTAGGTCCTGCTTCGGAACGACCTTGAAAAATTGCAACAACTTTACCTTCTTGTAACAATTTAGCTACATCATGCGGAGTAACTTTTTTACCTAACTGGTTTGGAATATTTAAATTTGGTTTTGGTCCACAATATAAAGATTTAAGTTCTCTTTTTGTAGTATCACCTGTTTTGGAGTGCCAAATATGTTTTGCAACACCAATTGATAAACCAGCATCACCAGAAATTGGTTCAACATATAAATTTGTTCCTTCTGGTAAATGTTTTAAATATTCGTAATTTGCTACGCAGTTTAGAAAAAACCCTCCAGAAAGACAGACGTTTTTATTTTTGCTTAAATCAATCGCTTTGAGTATAAATGATGTAACATACTCTTGACATTCTTTTTGTGCTGCATAGGCAATGTCAGCCTTATTTTGAAATGTTGTTTCATATTTGTATATGAATTTACGACCTTTAAACATTTCAGGATTTGCACGACCATCAATAAGAATTTTTGGTAAATTTTTATTAGGTTTACCATATGCAGATAAACCCATTACTTTACCAGCTTCATGCCACTCAAAACCATAATGCTTACATAATGCTTCAAATATATGTCCAACACTCATTCTGTTGGATGTTTCTAATACTTCATTCTGTATTGTAGAAACATCATCACTAAAACCTCTTTTATACAAACATTTAAAATCTGCTGGATAACTTGCAGTAAATATTGATTCTGTTTCTTTAAAGTTTCCTAAACTAGATCCATTTCCGTCAACAACAACACAAACAGCATCAGTAAAACCAGAATTATAAAAAGCTATTGATGCATGAGATAGATGGTGACCTCTAAAATAAGATTCGTGTGGAGGATAATCCTTTATTTTTGAAATTTTATATAGTAATGCATCATAAACACTTAAAGGTTTTGTAAGGCCTTCATCCATATTAACCAAATCATGAAAACCAACTGAACCAACAATATCAATTTGTTGTGCGAATTCTTTAGTCTTAATAACAGACAATAATGGAGCATGGTCTGTTTTAAGTCTACTTAATCTTTCTTCTTCAAGGTGATATACAATTTCACCATCTTCAAGTAAACATACTGAACCATTATGATGTCTGTTAATTCCTAATACATATTTTAAATCTTTTTCCAATTCACAAATTCCATTTTAGCCCTCAAATTTAAGAAGGTATTTTTATCTATAATATCTTGAATTTCGTCTGGTGAAAAATCAGCAAGAACCATATCATTGATATCTTTTTCTTGCATAAATTCTGGCCAAATGACTACATTAAAATGATTGTCTATGGCGTGTTCCAACTTATTAACGATTTCTTTGTTACGAGGTTCGTTGTCAAAGATTAAAACCACCTTGGACTTGTCCAAAGTGTCCACAATCGATTCTAAATTACTGTCTGCTGTTGCTACTGCATTTTCTAGGAACATAGAATCAATAGGACCTTCAACAACATAAATTGGCTTTTCCTGGTCTATTTTATCCAGTCCATAAATCTTTTTATTATCATCATGTAACTTTAGTGTGATATACCGGAGTTTCGATTCACCCAAAGAGCGACCCTGGACAGCCACGAGTTCCTTCTCTTGATTATAAAACGGTATGACGAGTCGCTTGTCTTCCTTGTGAAGTCCTTCTTTCTCAATCCCCAAATCTTGTATGAAGGTTGCGAAATCTTCCGCATAATATAATTCCGACCAAACGGTCTCCGGAATCCGTCTTTGCTGAACATAGTTCTTAGCAAAATGCGCTTCTGGTAAAGATTCAATTGTTGGTAGTTCCAATGACTTCTTAAAGACCGGTTTTTCCGTTTTGAACTCCTCAAACTCAGGTTTCGGATAGTTGTTGTTACCCGTTTCACCATTTTTGTACCTCTCAAGTTGATATTCTTTCAACAAGTTTGGATCCACTTGTTTTAGGAAATTATAAAAAGTTGTGGATATGCCACAGTTATGGCACATATAGAAGTAGTCGTTCTTCTTACGAAAAACAAAACCACGAGCTTTAGTTTTATTTTTTTGTGAATCGCCACAGATAGGGCAACGGAAGTTATAGAGGTCATCTTTTTTACGAGTGAACCTCTGCAACTTAGGAGAAACCTGCAACAGGAAAGACCTGTCAATAAAAACGCTCATAATATAAAAATACCAAATTAATAGTTAATGTAATGTCTTGACTATTGTATCAATGTTTGTGTGAGAAAACAACCACGATATAACAAGTATACCACCGGCAATCATCCACTTCCATTGGTTTAATTTTTCAAATTGAAGTTTGGAACTTTCACTATGTTTGGCCATAGCTTCTTTTAATCCTTGAATCTCAGCCATTATACGCACTTCAGATTCTTGTAACTTTTCTAAAACGGTATCGATACGGTCATCAATTTCACTCATATCGGCTTCCGTTTCTAATCTTCTTTTGTCCATTTGAGAATATACACCATTGATATGGCGGTCGTGTTGGTCCACAAGTTTTTCGATAACCTGGTCCATTTTATTGCAAAGTGCAGATAAAGTCAATACCTGTGTCTTTAAAACACCGACATCAACTTTGATTTCTGATAAATCGTCAGACATTACTTCTTCTTAACTGGTACTGCCGTAGCATCAGCAATAGCTTTGTGTACCTTTACGTTTTTGCAAACTTGTTTACCATTTTTTTCGTGGCAAACCTTTTGGATTTCTCCACCAGCAAAAGCTGTAACAGAAAAAGTGGCTAGAATGATTAGTAGTGATTTTTTCATAATGGTGGGAATCCTGTTTGTGGTACTACTGATTTAGAGGAAGTAGGAGGTGCAACCATAGGTGGCGTAAATGTTGGTGCTGGTGCAACAGGTCTAGCAAAACCACCCATTGTATTAGGTGCCATAGGAGATGCACCGTATGGTGAATTCATTGGTGTTGCTCCGTATGGTGATGGAGTAACCATGCTATTATTCATGTTGGTAGCACCAATACTACCATAACCACCTGATACATTACCAGTCATATTGATGTTCTGTGTAGTAGCTGTTGGATTGGCTGCGGTACCTGCAAGTTTTTCTTGTGTTCTACCAAATGCAGCGATACCTAAAACCGCACCCATGGC